TTGTCTACCACAGAAAAAGAAATAGGTGGCATACCTAACTCAAGCGAGGATATTAAGCAAGCTCACGCAGCTGCTATAGAATCTTACATTGAAGAATATGTAGGATTAAACAACGAAGATTATGGAGACATGTATCTTCAAAAGACATTAGAAGATTGGGCGGTTTTTAATATAAACAACAGAACAAAGCATGATGCTACTATAAGTTCTGGGCTTGCTATTATGGCTTGTAATAAAAACAGGTATAAACCTGTACCCGATTTAAAAGTACAACCTATATATCTTGGAATTAAAAGATATGATAATAAGGGAAGCATTTCAAAAATTATAAAATAAATATGGCGCAAATTTATACTAGTAATAATAGTTCATTTCCAAATCAAGTTGTTCCTGACGCTGAAAAAGCAACAGAAGAGTATGGTTTAGCTGTGGGTAGAGCAATAGAAGGTGAATGGTTTAGAAACTACAGAGGTGGAGCTGGCATGTCTGGTTACGCCGTTAATTACAATCATTACCATACATTAAGACTCTACGCTAGAGGAGAACAACCTGTTCAAAAATATAAAGATGAACTAGCTATAGATGGTGATTTATCATATTTAAATTTAGATTGGAAACCAGTTCCTGTATTATCTAAATTTGTAGACATCGTAGTAAACGGCATTGCTGATAGAAGTTACGAAATAAATGCTTTTGCTCAAGATCCTATATGTTCTCAAAGAAGAACTAAATACGCTCAAGGATTAATGACAGATATAGTAGCTAAAGATTTTTTAAATGAAGCTAAGGCTGTTTTAAATGTTGATGGATTTAACTCAGTTGATCCAGACTCAGCTCCTCAAGACAAAGAAGAGTTAGCCGTGCATTTACAAATGGACTTTAAACAAAGTGTAGAAGTAGCTGAAGAAGAAGTTATAAACCAAGTGTTAGACTACAATAAGTATGATTTAACAAGACAGAGAATTTGTTATGACTTAACAGTTCTTGGTATTGGCGCTGTAAAAACTAGATGGGATAAAGCTAGAGGCGTATGTGTAGAATATGTAGATCCAGCTACTTTAGTTTATTCTTATACTGAAGATCCTAATTTTGAAGATTTATATTACGCTGGTGAAGTTAAGTCTATTTCTTTACAAGATTTAAAAACACAATTTCCAGATCTCACTGATGAAGAGATGAAGACTATACAAAAGTATCCAGGAAACGCAGAGTATTTAAGAAACTGGAATGGAAGATCAGATGATCTAACAGTACAAGTATTATACTTTGAATATAAAACATATTCAGACCAAGTATTTAAAATAAAGAAAAATGCTTTTGGTCTTGAAAAAGCTTTAGAAAAACCTGATACTTTTAATCCTGATGCTAATGATAATTTTGAAAGAGTTTCTAGAACTATAGAAACACTTTACAGTGGTGCTAAAATACTAGGACACCCTATGATGTTGCAATGGAAACTATCTGAAAACATGACTAGACCTACTGCTGATACTAATAGAGTATATTTAAATTATGCTATATGTGCGCCTAGAATGTACAAAGGAAGAATAGAATCACTAGTTTCAAGAAGTACTGGTTTTGCAGACATGATACAATTAACTCATCTTAAGATACAACAAGTGTTATCTAGAGTAGTTCCTGACGGTGTTTTTCTAGATGTAGATGGTTTAGCTGAAGTAGATTTAGGTAACGGCACTAATTATAATCCTAGGGAAGCTTTAAATATGTACTTTCAAACTGGTAGTGTTGTAGGTAGATCTTCAACAATCGAAGGAGATGCTAATAGAGGTAAAGTTCCTATACAAGAACTTCAATCAGGATCAGGTGGTGCAAAAATACAAAGTCTTATACAAACTTATCAATACTATTTGCAAATGATAAGAGACGTAACAGGGCTTAACGAAGCTAGAGATGGATCTCTTCCTGACAAGCAGTCACTGGTAGGCTTGCAAAAATTAGCTGCAGCTAACTCTAATGTAGCTACAAGACATATATTGCAAGGACAGCTTTTTCTAACTTTAAGAGCTTGTGAAAATATATCATTAAGAGTAGCTGATTCTTTAAAATTTCCACTAACACGAGCTTCTTTAGAAAATAGTATATCTCAATATAACGTAGGTACACTTGATGAATTAACAGAATTAAATATACATGACTTTGGTATATTTTTAAATTTAGAACCAGATGAAGAAGAAAAAGCTAAATTAGAAGAAAATATACAGGTAGCTTTAAAGTCTGGACAAATAGATTTAGAAGATGCTATAGATATTAGAGAAGTTAGAAATATTCAGCTAGCTAATAAATTTTTAAAATACAGAAGAAAGAAAAAAGCTGAAGCCGCTCAAAAAGCTCAACAAGCTAATATTCAAGCTCAAGCTCAAGCTAACCAACAAACAGCTGAAAAAGCAGCACTAGCTGAAATGCAGAAGCAGCAAGCTCTTGCAGAAACTCAAGTTCAAATAGAACAAGCTAAATCTCAGTTTGAAATACAAAGAATGCAAACCGAGTCTCAGCTTAAAAAAGAATTATTGGAATTTCAATTTGGTCACAACGTTCAATTAGAAAAGTTGAAAATTAGTAGAGACAAAGAAAGAGAGTCCTTTATAGAAGATCGTAAAGATGAAAGAACTAGAATATCAGGTACTCAGCAAAGTAAAATGATTAGTCAGCGTAAAAATGATATGTCGCCTACTAATTTTACAGAAACTGAAAATCCAGAAGGTCTAGATTTAAGTGCATTTAATATGTCTTAAAAACTATTAATTATTATATTATATTATGTCAGAAACAATTCAAGATAAAGAGAAGGCGCCTCTTAAAATTAAAAAGCCTAAAAAGTTAACTAAAAAAGTAGAACAAACTACTAAGGTTGACTTAAATAAAAAACCAGAACCGGAAACTAAAAAAGTAGAATTAAAAGAAAATGCCGTTCAAGAACAAAAAGCAGATGATAGCAATGCTGTTATCGAAGAAAAAGGAAACAAAGAAAGTGGCGAAAGAGTGGTTGAAGAAATACGGGCCACCGAAAAAGTAGCTGAATCTCCTATAAAAGAAGTAGAGCGTATAGAACCTGTAGAGCAACCGGTGGTTGAAGAACCAATAGCTACAGCTCCTGTTATGCCTGAAAATATACAAAAGCTTGTTGATTTCATGAAAGAAACAGGTGGAACTATAGAAGATTATACAAGACTAAATAGAGATTATAGTCAATTAGACGAAACGGCACTACTAAGAGAATATTATAAAAATACTAAACCACATCTTGATCATGATGAAATATCTTTTATCATGGAAGATAACTTTAAATATGATGAAGAAGTGGATGAAGAGCGAGCTATTAAAAAGAAACAGCTAGCTTATAAAGAAGAAATTGCTAAAGCCAAGGGTTTTTTAGAGGATACTAAAAACAAATATTACGACGAAATCAAGTTGAGGCCGACCGTAAGTAATGAATCCAAAAAAGCGCTAGACTTTTTCAATAGATACAACAAAGAACAAGAGAAAGTAAAACAAATTCGCGATAAGTTTGAAAATAATACTAAAGAGTTACTAAACGAAAATTTTGAAGGTTTCGATTTTAACGTTGGTGATAAAACTTTTAGGTATAATGTTTCAAACCCAGGTGATGTTGTTGAAAAGCAATCAAGCTTAAGTACATTTGTTAAGAAGTTCTTAAACAAAGAAGGTGAGATTAGTGATACTGTCGGCTACCATAAAGCTGTTTACGCAGCTAGAAATGCTGATACAATAGCACAACATTTTTATGAGCAAGGCAAAGCCGACGCTGTTAAAGATGTAATGGCTAAATCTAACAATATAAATGCAGAACCTAGGCCTAGTGCTAATGGTGATGTTTTTATAGGTGGTTTAAAAGTAAAAGCAGTTAATGGTGTTGATAGTTCTAAGTTGAAATTTAAAAAAAGAAAAAAGAACAATTAATAAAAACTAAAAAATAAAAACATGAGTTTTTCAAATACAGGGTCTTTCCCTGCAAGTTTAGTTCCTGCCCAAAATAGAATGGCTTTAAATACCAACTATTTGTCATTTGATGACACTGATGGTGGAGGAACTTTCGCACAACAATATCTACCTGAGCTTTACGAAGCTGAGATAGAGAGATACGGAAACCGAACAATTGGTGGTTTCTTGAGAATGGTAGGCGCTGAAATGCCTATGACATCTGATCAAGTAATTTGGTCTGAACAAAATAGATTACACATCGCTTACAAAAAAGTAAATGTGCAACTAAATGCTGTAGCTAATCAAAGTGATATTCAAGTAACATTAGATTTATCTGCTACTGGAGCTGATGCGCCTTCTGGAGCTGTTAGAATTGGTCAAACAGTTTTAATATCAGATAACGCAACTGGTCTTATAGTACAAAAAGGTTTAGTACAATCTGTTACTGGAACTACTTCAAACGTGTTACAAGTTAAGCTTTATGGAACTGCTACTAATGCTTTGCCTGTTGGAGCTGGATTATGTAATCTATACGTATACGGTTCTGAGTTCGGTAAAGGATCTATTGGAATGGCTGGATCTATTGAACCAGGTTTCACTCAGTACCACAACAAGCCAATGATATTGAAAGATAACTTTCAAATTAATGGATCTGATACTGCTCAAATTGGTTGGGTAGAAGTTGCTACTGAAGATGGACAATCTGGGTATCTATGGTACTTAAAATCTGAGTCTGAAACAAGATTAAGATTTGAAGATTCTTTAGAAATGGCAATGGTTGAAGCTGAAAACATGAACACTGCTGCTTATACTGCTACTACTAATTTTGCTTTTGGAGCGGCAGATAATGGTACTTTAGGAACAACTGTTACAGTTGATGGTTCTGAAGGTTTATTCGCTGCTATCGAAGCAAGAGGTAATGTATATTCTGGTTTTGCTGGAGCTGCTGCTCCTGGTTCAGGTGCTTTAGGTGATTTTGATGAAATTCTTAAAAACTTAGACAAGCAAGGTGCTATTGAAGAAAACATGCTTTTCTTATCTAGATCTACTGCTCTTGATTTTGACGATATGATTGCTGCTGTTAACGGTGGATTTGCTTCTACTCAAGCTGCTTCTTATGGTTTATTCGAGAACGATGGTGACATGGCTCTTAACTTTGGATTTTCTGGATTCAGAAGAGGTTCTTATGACTTCTACAAAACTGACTGGAAATATTTAAATGATGCTTCATTAAGAGGATTATCTAAAGAAATCGATGGTGTAATGATTCCTGCTGGAACTACTACAGTATACGATCAAATGTTAGGTTCTAACATCAGACGTCCTTTCTTACATGTAAGATATAGAGCTTCTGAAACTGAAGATAGAAGAATGAAGTCTTGGGTTACTGGATCTGTTGGCGGTGCTTACACTGACACTTTAGATGCTATGACTGTAAGTTTCTTATCTGAAAGATGTTTAGTAACTCAAGCTGCTAATAACTTCGTGTTATTCAAAGG